GCAATATGGTATTTGATCACGATGCTATATTGCTCGACTCTGTTGGCGCTGCACAGCCACACCAGGGCGTAGGTGTAGCGGTAAACCGAAAAGGCCAAGAGTTCGAGGTTAAAACATTTTCACTTGAGGGTAATCAGTCGTACAGCGAGATTCAGCAAGCGGTATATGATGCGCTTGAAAAATCCGCTTTTAAGGCTGGTTATATAGAAGAATTATTTGAAGATCGTGTGATATTTTGGACAGACGATCAATTATTTGAGGTTGGCTTCACTATCGAAGATGATCTTGCTAGCATTGTCGGCATTCCGGTTGAAGTTGATCGTAATGTGACATTTACCCCCAAAACCAACTCAGAAGGTATTGATATGAAGGAACTCATTATTAACGCGCTTAAGGCTGCTGAGGTCGAGACAGATGGCTTGTCTGATGACGCGCTTTTTTCCGCCTACAATGAGCTTCAAGTCTCCCAATCTGACAGCGAAGGCAACGGCGGCGAGGCCGAAGCTAATGCTAGTGATGAAACCGGCATAGCCGAAGTTGTTGCTAACGCATTAAAGCCACTCGCTGCTCAAATTGAAGGCTTGCAGTCTCAATTAAACTCAAGCGACGAGGCCGAGCTAGACCGCCTCGCTGGTATCGTAGCGAATAGCGGCAGGTACACTGCGCTAGATTCAGACAGCGCAAAACTGTTGGGTGTTGATAAACTGAAAGAAATGGCTGCAAGTTTTGAGCCTGCTTATGGTTTGTCTCCAGTCATTAACTCAGGTGGCGTGGACGATTCGTTCAAAGCCCCATCTGACATGCCACAATAGGAGGGCTGAACAATGGCTACAATTGGCAAACGAACTATTTACGTCGGCCCCGCTGACGGATCAAACCACAAGCCCTTAAACATCGAAGGCAAGGCTATTGCTTCTATCGCGCCGGGAACTGTCCTGAAACGCGTAGCCACTGGTCTTGATGCAAATGATATTGCCGCCACTATTTTTGGCGAGCAACTCATTGTTGCAGACAAAGATCAGCAACGATCAAAATCTGTAGATGATAGCTGGACTATTAACGAGAACATGGTAGGCATTGCGCCGCGTTCTGGTGAGTTCCTTAACGTGCTGGTTGCTACAGGGCAAACCCTTATTGCGGGCGATCCATTGTCCCGTAACGGTGCCGGCCTGTTAAAGCTCGCAGTAACCCCTGGCACTGTTGGCGCGACAAGTGAAGAAATTGCTTGTTATTCTGATGAAGCTGTCACCACCACCGGAACGCAGCTTGTCCGCGTTCGAGTANCATAAGGAGTCATCATGCTTTTACAAAAAGATATTATCGGCAACAGTCGATCCGGTGCGGATCAATGGGTTGAAGTTTGCGCGGCTCGAAATGCTGCAAACCAGCACAATATGTCCCTGAACGCGATGGCAGGCATGGCGGTTAATGCCGGCCTGATCCCGCAAGATGTCTATCAGGAATTTGATAACGTGACTGTCGAGCGTTTCCGCTCAGACGATGGTGACACATTCCTGAATGACCTTCTGGCCTTGTCCCGCTCGCTGTCAATCGGCAAGTTGGTGCATCGTTTCCGTCAAGCGTCTGATGCTGGCAATGCTCAGACATCTATGACCGGCCAAATCGGCGTGCTGATGGATAACGTTGATTACAGCTATGACGGCTCTATTGTTCCCGTCCACGATACCGGGTTCTCACGTAACTGGCGCGAATGGAACGCAATGACATCAGAAGGCTTTGACGGCCTGATTGATGACCAGCGCGAATCAGTGGCTACCCTTCGGGCTAAGCTGGCTGATAACTTCCTTGACGGCCATACCGACAAGAACGGCGAGTACATTGCTGTTGACGGTATATCATGGCAGGGAATGCGCCTTGATAGTCGTGTTGCACAGATTGACCTGGATGCTTCCGGTCTGAATTTCGACTTCACTTCATCATCTAACACAGGTGAGCAGATCAAAGCTGCCTTTATCGCCGTTCGCGATGTTATGTGGATCACGAACAAGTGTGAGCGCGACCTGACCTATTACATCAGCCGAGAGATTGCCTCTAACTTTGAGCGCAAATTCAGCACCAATTACGATGCAAGAACCATTTTGCAGGAGCTGGCTGATCTCATGGGCGTTGCNACCATCAAGGTTAGCTCAAAGCTATCCGGTAACGAGTTGATGGGCTTTCCTTTGAGTGCCGATTCTATCCGTCCAATGGTGGGAATGGGTATCAATACGGTCGCCATGCCTCGCCCTGTGTATAACTCTAATTACGAGTTTGCAGTATGGGGAGCTATTGGGTTCGAGGTTAGAACCGACTTTAGCGGCAATACTTGCGCGTTTTTCGCTCACGAAATCGCTTAATTCTAGTGCGCCCTTCGGGGCGCTGTAATTCGAGGTTATCACTATGGCAGCACCNAAAAAGCCCACGCACAGGGTNGCTCACCCTCGCTTATTTCTAGCGGTCGAAGGTAAGTTGCAGGCAATGCCTGTAGGCCACCAGCTAACGCTAACCGATAAGCAAGCCAAAGGTTTGGGGCTTCGCGTTCAGTCATTAAAAGACAGCGGAACCAGCGATCTATCTGGCGACAAAGAAAAAGCCCAGGCAGAAAAAGCAGAATAGATAAGCCCTTGCGTAGCGGCTATTAAGAAGGGGCCAAAGCGACCCCTTTTTTTAATCCTACAGAGTATTGATAATGGCAAGAGCAACGGTAACAGAGGTTAGGGTAATACTTCCTACGGCAACCCAGCTAACCGACCCGCAAATTAGCGCAGCCATCGATGCTGCAAGCTGTACGATTGATCAGATACTGGAATGCGCCGATCAGTTAAGCGCTGAATGTCTGGCGAAAGTTGAAGCCTATCTTGCGGCCCACTATGCGGCAGCTACCGAAAACACCTTATCGCTTTCATCCGAAACGGACGCTTGCAGCGGTAGCAAAGTGGCTTATGGGTTTAAGTTTGGTGATGGGGTCAAAGGCACGCCTTTTGGTCAAATTGCCAATCAAATGTCAGGGGGCTGTTTGGCTGAGCTTGATAAGTCCCCAGCCGGTATGTTTAGTGTCGGCTGTGCCTAATGTCCCTCTTCCTGAGAAGTTTAGCCCGATGCGGCAAGACAATCACGCTGCAAAACCGTGATATAGCGCCCCCGGTATTTGGCAAGTCAGATTTTGACGAATCATTTTCAGGCGACCAGGACGTTCAGGCAATTGTTAAGACTATTCGAGGTAAGACATTTTTCGACGGCGTATCGGCAGAACGGCTTATTACTCACGAAATGCGCGTTTCGTATTTGGCCGGGGTAACGGCTGAGACTTGGATTCTATTTAAGGGCCGCAGGGTAGATATTTTGGCTGTAGAGAATTGCTGCGAAAACGACGAAGTGCTGATACTGACCTGCTCTGATCGAGGAGTGGGCGAGGCGGCGAAGGCGTGAGCATTGTTCTGGAAAGGAATAGCCGTAAAGCCGTGAAGAGGATACAAGGGCTTAACCGGCTAACCCAGTCTGGCATAGAGCATGCTGCTTTTACGTCCGGTAGGGGATTGGTGAAGGCTACCAGTGCCGAGATACTGAAAAAGCCAAAAGGTGGGCGCACGTACATCAAGCGAGATCGCACGGGCAGAGGGCGGCGTCATGTCGCATCAGCTCCAGGTGAAACTCACGCCAATATGACCGGCACCTTGCGTCGATCACTGAGCTTTAAGGTAAACCGGCGCAAACTGGAATTTGGTTACGGGGTGCAAGGCAATAACGCACCAGAATATGCCGGTTTCGTGGAGTTTGGCACATCAATAATGAAGCCTCGCCCATCGCTGGAGAACGGCATCAAGGGCGAGCGCCGAAACATACAAAACAATTTTGATCGAGAGATAGGGAAGCGCTTAGAGGGCCGAGGGTTTTGAGAGCCAGCGATATAGTTAATCAGCTCGCCGTTATCCTGCCGTCGCTGGTCGATGATTTCACAGATCAGTTTGCGATAACCAGCCTCACGCGCTCAGGGACTACTGTGACTGCTGACACGTCAACGGCTCACGGTCGCATTGTCGGTGATCAAGCGAACATTACCGGCGCTCAAACGCCTATTGTGGTG